TTTTGTTGGTCTACTCATGTTAATTCTACTTTATAATCTATAGTGAGCGACTCTGTGTCAGACTTCGTTGTTGGTAAATCGCCTGATTCTGGAGATGCTATTCTTGAAAATATCTCTCCGGTATCAGCATCTGATTCACCATCAATGAAATGTCCAACCTCACTATATGTCCCATCATCTTCGGTGGCTGTAAAAAATGTTGAAATATAGGCGGTAGGCGTTCCCGTTGTGCTATAAGTAGCTGAACTAATTAACTTTCTATAAACTTCCGTTCCAAGCGTTGTATCATCTTCACTGGCAGCTATCCCGTCTGTCCCTAATGCGCAATAGTTTATCTCACCTGAATAAGTATTATTTCCTGCAAGTAATCTTCCTAAGACATACCTTCCAGCCTTAGGACAGAGGTTCTTTATAGTAATTTCTCTTTTAGAAAACTTATCGTGTAATTCCTGAACGAGTTTTCTATAATCCTCACCTTTTGCTTGTTCTATTTTATTTTGTAATTCAAGGGCTTCCGGACTTTTAATATCACAAAAAGTCATTTTTATTTCCCCTTGATTTTTAATATTGTCTTTCATATTTTATGTTAATTGACAATCCCTGTCTAAAAAGATTGGTCTTTTTCTATCGGCATCACTTGTTGGACAGTAAGATCCAAGAACCCAAGTAGGAGGACTATCAATGGCAGTTCTTAACAATGAGTCCGACAAACTCAACGAGTCAATATCCTTTACATCTATTATATACTCGGCATTATTTATTGTCAAAGAATCAGTAAAAGCAATGCTATCAACTTCTTCTAAATCTATTATTACATCTAAGACTTCCCCTTCTTGTTTGAATACACCGACCTTTTTATTTGTTGATTCAAGCTGCTTCTGCAAGAATCTGACTATTCCTAACGGTCGTGAAGTTGAAGCAGTTATCTCATAATATAATCCTTCAGTCGGTGTCTGACAGGTGGTTCTAACCCTATTTATTATAAAGTCTTCATCTATTCCCCTAATGTCTGATTGAATGTTTATCTTCTGCCCGGATCTTAACCCTGATTCAGTAGTCGTAAAAGTAGCTTCTGTAATCGGAAGAGCATAATCAAGCAACTCAGCCTCTGCTCTTTGTCTTGCTGCCTCTTTAGATGTAATGGTTTTATCAACAATAACATATTCGCAATCTCCATAGGCATCGGTAGATGATCCTCTGCTTGCTTTTACAAGAACAGGAATCTTCGGCAACCCTGACGCCTCAATGTCTCCACTCTCAGGAGTTGAAGAAAACTTAATAAGCTTCTCTTGATAGTTCCATAAACAATCATAATCCTCAGGATCGTTAATATAGTCAACACCAACAGTCTGGGGACTTCCTGAAAGGGTAATCGTTGGCTCTTCATCATAACGATAAGGGAGTTTAAATATTTTTGTCTTGCCGTCCCCTTCCCCTATCTTATCTGCTAATTCACTGCCTATATATTCTCCACCCCTGACATAGATAACATTCCTTAATTGAGAATAATCCTCTTTAATGTTTAAACTATTAAAGATATATTTTCCATTTGTATCGGTTAAATCAAACGGGGCTTCCTCTCCCGTAGTCTTTGAAAAGAAATGAACATTCTTATCCGTGTCTATATACCAGTCATATCCTATCTCTTCAGCTAATTGTTGAATACATTTTGAAGGCTGTTCGTAGTTAAAAAGAATATACTCAACGGTTAATCCTGTTTCGGCAATCGGGGTAGCAGTAAATCCGGGACAATAATCTGAAACTATTGCTTGAACAACACTCTCAAATGATTGATTCTCGTATGTATCAAAAACGAGCTTCTTATCCATTAAATAAGTCCAGTCATTACAATTCACATCGTACCTTATAAGTTTTGCCCCTTCAGTTCTTTCTTGGACATTGACTATGTTCCCAGCAAAAATTGTATCTTCACCGTCAAGAACTTCAACCTCATCATTTATCTCTGGCTTCCAAGTCTTGCTGCCATATTTTCTTGTTGAAAAAGTATCATTTACTTTAATGGTCAACATTTTAATATATGAATCTATTTTGAGTTTTTAGTATATTTACAATCCTATCTCCAATCGCTTCGGCTGCTTCATCATCTGACATAAAAGTATTGCCTGTAATGTTTACTGTAATTCCTCCTTGCTTTCCGTGTGGAATCACAGTTTCCCCTCCGTGAACGATTGCAGGAACAGGAGCGCCTATTGGTCCGGGAACAACTCCACCATGTTGAAATCCAAGATAACCTTTCGCTGATTCAAAGCCACTACTTACAAATCCACCAACTCTGCTCGGTATGCTCTGAATAGCTTCTTTTGCTCTATTTGCTAATCCCGTTATTTTATCTACCAAACCCAGAATATCCTCATAGGCGCTAGAAAATACTCCAACGATATATTCCCATAGGTTTTCAAAAAACTCTTTCACTCCATTCCAACCATTCCTTATATTCATACTAGCAGTATCAATCCACCCTTTTATAGTTTCATTTATCTTCCCAACTATCTTTGAAACTATTTCTGAAAACTGTTTCCACCTAAACTTCAACTCATTAAATATCTGTTCCCAGTTGTTATAAAGAAACCAACCTATTGCAATTAATGAAGCTATTGCTAATACTACAAGCCCAGCAGCACTAGTCAGAAATGTAAAAATTGCAATTACGGAAACTATTGCCTTAACCAAAACCCCTAATACAATTAATAATGGTCCAATGGCTGCAGCTATACCCGCTATTAATATAATTGTTTTTTGTGTCTCAGGAGATAATTCTTGAAACCTAGAAACTATGTTTTTTATCCATTCAGCAAATTTCTTTATATGAGGGATTAAAATATCTCCGATAGTAATAGCAACATCAATCATTTGATCCTTTATAATCTTCATCTGAGCATTAAAAGTTTCTAATTGTTTAGTAGCAACATCTTCAGTTATTCCACTAGCATCTCGTAAATCTTTTTCATATTGTCTAATGGCTTCAGATGTCCCAAGTAGTGGCAATATAATTCCCTGAATCCTTGCACTAAATCCGATTGATTCTAAAGCAGCAGTCCTCTCTGCATCAGACATACCCTCAAGAGCAACTTCTAAATTGGCAATAATATCTGCCATATTTCTAAGATTTCCCTCTGAATCATACACTTCTATTCCTAAAGCCTTCATTTCTTTTTTATTACTATTTGCAGCTTGAGTTAATAGTCTAAGAACACGACTAAGCCCAGAACCAGCAACCTGACCCTTAACACCCTGATCAGCGAATGCTGCAAGGACAGCAACACCCTCCTCTATATCCATACCAAAACTTTTCATAGCAGCACCTGCTTCTGTTGTTAATGATTCAGAAAATTGTTGAACAGTTGCGTTTGCTAATGTGTTTGCCTTTACAAGGGTATCTGAAACCTTAACCATGTTCTCCATATTAGCAACTGCATCATCCCTAATAGTCATACCGAGAGCTGATTGTGCATCAGTAAGTAAGTCGGTTGCCAATGCCATATCAAAAGCACCTGCTTCAGCAAACTGAGCAACCTTAGGCAAAGAAGCTATTGCTTCATTAGCACCTAACCCAGCTGAAGCAAGGTAAAAATAAGAATCTGCTGCTTCCTTATGAGAAAAAGTCGTTGATTTAGCAACCTCTCTTGCTACTCTTTCCATCTCTTTCTCTTGCTCAACAGTCACATTCATAATAGCCAAAGACTTAGTCATTGCAGCTTCAAAATCAGCGGCTGATTTAGCGGCAACAGCACCAATAGCCATAATAGGGGCAGTCACCTTCATAGAAAGTTGCTTTCCAACACCCACCATCTTATCACCCATCTCTTTCATAGAACTAGAAACAGACTTCATATTCTTTTTTGTTCTATTTAACCCCTCTTCTACTTCTTTTAGTGCTTGTTTTGACCTGTTCTCTGCATCAATGACTATTTTTAATTGTGAATCACTTGTTCCGAATGGCATTTTTGTTATCTATTTTTAGTTTCTCAAATAATAATCCAACAAACCAT